GGCGTTATATCACAACTCAAGCTGCAATCTAAATATGAACTGATACCAAAGCAAAAAAGATCAGATGGAAAGATGGAACGAGCCTGTCATTATCTTGCTGATTTCGAATATATCGAGAATGGAAACTTGATAGTTGAAGATGTTAAGGGCGGTAAGTCTACACCCGAATTTATTATTAAACGCAAGCTGATGCTAGATAAGTACGGAATCACAGTGAGAGAGATTAGAAAATGATTGATTGGTTCGTGTTCCCTTTTTACGCAACGATTTTATTTATGATTTATGTGATTTATTCAACCTGGTGGGGATGCTGATGTTACCTGTTAAAAAAGAAAAAGAAGCTGTAGCTTGGACAACGGAATCAGAGATTGAATACATCAATCAAATAGGAACATTTAGACCTGATGATTGTGATCGAATTACTTTCTTAAAAGGATACTTAGCTTCTTTACCTAATCGAGTTAGATGGGCAGGTATTGATCGGATAAAAGTAACCAAGCACGCAAAAACATTACTTTCTGAAAACTTAGCAAGGGCAGCAGCGAAATGATCTATTGGGGTTTTCTAAAATTAAAAGATTGGACAATATTCCCTTGGGTAATGACTGATGTTGAAGGCTTTGAGTTTACCTGGCTATTTCTTGTTGCAGGATATTGTAAAGAAGGCGAAATAGATGGAGGAAGTTGAGTGGGACGTAGAGTTACTATACAAATGGGCAAATATGAATAACAAGACAGTCAGTGAAAAACAGGAAGATGAATATATGGCTAGGGTTAGAGTGCTTGTAATCGATCAAAAGAAAAGCAATATGGAAGCAAGACGAACAGCATTTAAGGAAATTATATGACTATAGAAGCAACGCTGGAAGAAAGAGGCAGTCGTTATGGTGCATTTACCGAACATGCGCGTATCACTCAAAATATCAAACGCGCTATGGTTGATAGTCCTAACTGGAATACTCTTAAAGACGATCAGAAAGAGTGCTTAGAAATGGTAGCGCATAAGGTAGGAAGAATATTGAATGGGGATCCTGATTATCATGATTCATGGCACGATGTTAATGGGTATGTAAAGTTAGTTGCTGATCTATTAATACCTGAGAAGTTATTACTATGATTGAATGGCCAATGATTAATTTTGGTCCAGTAAATTTGTTTAATGTGCCAAAACGTTTCAAGAAATGTGAGCATGATAACTGGATGATGTTGTACAGCATGAATCAGAAATGGTGCTATGGAAAAAATTGCGGTGAAAAGCGTTATATCAACAATGGTTTAAAGATAGAACATCAGAGGTAAGGAATGGATATGCAACTACTAGCCGGATTAATCGCGCTATCAATCGGAGTTATCGGAATTACTGGTGTGCTTGTTAAGTACGCACTAAAGGTATTTGATGACATATGGAAAGATGATGACAACGGGTATTTTTAATGGCACTTAAAACGACTAATAAGAATAGAAAGAAAGTGGCTAAGTTTAGAGCAGACGAAAGTTCTTATAAACCAGCTTAAAAAGTGCTTATATTGAAAAAAACCTAGATATAGTATAATAGAGCTATGATTTTATTAGATATAGTGTTATGACTCCTAAACAAGAAGCTTTTGCTATTGCTGTCGCTGGTGGCAATAATCAAGCTGATGCTTATCGTATTGCTTATGATGCCCAGAACATGAAAGCTACTACGATTGCAAGTAAAGCCTCAATATTGATGACGGACGGCAATGTTAGGGCAATGATCGACTCTTTAAAGAAAGATCTAGCTGATAAAGAATTGTGGAGCAGGGAAGATAGTATTCAAGCAATGATAGAGATCATTAAAGATCATGATAGTCACAACAGCTGTAAGATTAATGCAGTAAAAGTGATTAATGATATGCAAGGATTTAATGCTGCGACTAAAACACAAGTCACCGGCACAATCACTCATGAAAATGCACTTGATCTATTACGATGACATCAGATGAGTTATCAATAAGACAAAAACTTAAAGATGACTTTGAGCATTATGCAACCAGATGCTTATCTATACGTACTAAAGAAGGTGGCATGGTTCCTTTGGAGCTTAACGAAGCACAGCGCTACATTCATCAACAATTAGAAAAACAACTCTCAGAGACAGGGAAAATACGCGCATTACTGCTGAAAGGACGACAGCAAGGCGTATCAACTTACACCGAAGCCAGATACTACTGGAAAGTAACACACAGACGCGGTGTTAAAGCTTTTATCCTGACTCATGAAGCCGAATCAACCGCAGCACTCTTTGAAATGTCAAAGCGTTATCATGATAACTGCAATGAATTAGTAAAGCCTTCAACCGGAGCATCAAGTACAAAAGAATTGTATTTTGATAGTTTAGATAGTGGTTACAAGGTTGGAACAGCCGGAAATAAGTCTGTAGGTCGTGGCACAACGATTCAATACTTCCATGGCAGTGAAGTCGGATTTTGGCCAAATGCTTCTGAACATGCAAAAGGCATACTACAAGCCGTTCCTGATGCACGTGATACTGAAGTTATCCTGGAGTCTACCGGTAATGGCATTGGTAACTACTTTCATCAACAGTGGCAACTAGCAGAGCGTGGTGAGTCTGAGTACCAGGCTATCTTTGTGCCTTGGTATTGGCAAAAAGAATACACCAAGCCGGTATCAATAGATTTTAAGCCGACTGATGAAGAACAACTATTAGCTGATCAATATGGTTTAAATCATGGTCAGCTGCAGTTCAGACGCTCAAAAATAGCGGATCTATCGGTTGATGGTATTGATGGCACAGTATCATTTAAACAAGAGTATCCATTTAATGCTATTGAGGCCTTTCAAGTATCCGGTGGAGATACTTTGATCAGCCCTGAATGTGTGATGAACGCCAGGCAACAATCTATAGAAGGTCATGGCGGTATTATTATTGGCGTAGATCCTGCGCGTTATGGCGAGGATAGAACATCGATCATTTACCGGCAAGGTCGCAAAGCTTATAACTTAACGAGCTACAGCAAGAAAAACACAATGGAAGTCGCTGGTATTGTTCACACATTAATCGAGAAAGACAGTCCTGCTCAGGTTGCCGTTGATGTTGGTGGCTTAGGGGCTGGGGTGGTTGATCGCTTAATTGAATTAGGTCATGGTGACATTATTGTTCCTGTTAATGCTGGATCATCGCCTTTAGATCAGGATAAATACAAGAATCGACGTGCTGAAATGTGGGGAGAACTTAAGAATTGGCTCAATGATATTGTGCCGGTGCAAGTACCTGATAGCGATTCATTACATTCAGATCTCTGTGCGCCTTTTTATTCTTACGATAGCAATTCACGTTTAGTCATAGAGCGTAAAGAAGAAATGCGTAAACGTGGTGTTAGATCACCCGATGAAGCCGATGCACTCTGTTTAACATTCGCAGAGCCGATACGTAAAGCAAAAGCAGCTTATAAACCTATTCATACTTATACAGGCGACTCTATTACCGGTTACTAACAGTCTCACCAATGAGACTCTAATATTTTAACGAATGTCGGGAGACATACGATGCAAATGCAACAAGTAGATGACGAGTACGAACTCGAACATAACGCAGAAGAAGAAGCAGGCGAGCTGATACAAGCACTAGGCTGGCGTTTAACACGTCTAGCACAAGAGCAAATTGGTATTAGGCAGCAAACTGAAGATCGATGGTTATCAGATCTTGAGCAGTACATGGGTCACTATGATGCAGAAACACTGGAGAGATTGAAAAAATCAGGTGGTAGCCAGGCTTTTGTCAATATCACACGATCAAAGTCAACAGGCGCTGAAGCAAGACTGTCTGATATGTTATTCCCATCCGATGATACTAACTGGGCAATACAGCCAACGCCAGTTCCAGAATTGCAGAAAATGGCAATGAATCAGGAGGTCGCTGGTCAAGATGAACAAGGCAATGAGATTACTCATGCTGATCTTGCTAAAGGAATAATCAAAGAAGCACAAGCACGCGCTGAAGCAATGACACGCGAGATTGATGATCAGTTAGTCGAAGCTAAGTATCATACGATAGCTAGAGAGGTCATCCATGATGCTTGTCTGTTTGGCACAGGTATCTTAAAAGGTCCTGTTGTCATCAATCGAACACGCAAGAACTGGAAGCAGCTGGATAATGCAGTCTATGAATTAGATATCGTACAAGAATACCGGCCAGGTGTTGAGCATGTCAGCGTGTGGGATTGGTTTCCCGATATGTCAGCCACCAAGATCAACGAATGTGGTTTTATCTTTGAAAGACGTTATGTCACTAAAAAGCAGCTCATCGAACTGTCTAAACGTCCAGGCTACCTAAAAGAACAAATCAAAAAGATTATTGCTGTTGATGCACGCAATAATTCCAATGGCTCTAGTCATGTTGGGCGAATACGTGAGTTATCAGGTATCCAGGCTAACATCAATGATAATCGCTATGAACTCTGGGAATATCATGGTCCTGCAACTAAAGAAGATTTAGAGGCGTGTGGCTGCATGGTAGAGAATGATGACTTAATCGAGCATGATGTCATTGTGTCATTTATTAATGGCACTGTTATTAAAGCCGATCTTAATCCACTTGAGACCGGTGAATGTCCTTATTCTGTGTTTGCTTATGAAGATGATGATACCAGCGTTTTTGGCTTTGGTATTCCGTATCTATTGCGTAATGAGCAGCGTATCGTTAATGCCGCTTGGAGGATGTTACTCGACAATGCTGCGCTATCAACTGGACCTCAATTAATCAT